TGTATCATTATAGATTGATTCTTCAATTGCTTCAATTGCAACATTTCTCTGTGTGTCTCTATCTCTACCATTTACGGTAATGACAATTGCAATGTCCATATTGCATTCACGTAGAGTTTTAGTAATGTTTAATCGTTCCTCATTTGAAGATTCAAGGTAAGCAGCAGGGAACCCAGTTCTTGGTAGTTCTTCCGCATTTATTGGATCTCTTACCACTGTATTAAACTTAACGCTTCGTTGCGCTTTGGCAACTTCGTAAAACCTTTTTACTATGTTTTCCCTTTTACTCATATTATCTATATAACCTTGTTTGTGTCATAGTGGTAATTTCTGCTGCTGTTATAGCACCATCACCATCACTATCGTATTCAATACCTAGTTGAAACTGTGTATTGATCTCTTCTGCGTATTGTGTCTTATAGAATGCAGTCTGTTCCATAAAGGTATCATCAAGTCTAAATGTTGATAACTTAGGTAAGATGTATGCACTCAAGGCACGATATACAGTAGCAGGTTTCCATTGAGTCTCAACCAATTTGGTCTTATCAAACTGAGCCTTATCTTCAAACTTATCCCAATACCTAATCCTAATTTGATTAGTAACATCGGTTTCCGCTAAAGCAAGTTCATCGCTCCAATCTGATACACCATGATCAAAGATGTCCTGAATGTATACTGTTAAATCATCGTTTGTAGCAAATGCCATTATAATCTCCGTTAATAGGGGATCTTGCGACCCCCAATAATTGTGTTAAACTTATACTAATTCAACAATACGTGAGTCGTCAATAAGACCAGCAGCGCCAGCGTATGAAGCCACGATGTCTGTTCCAACTGCTTCTGCACGACGTTGCATTTCCATGTCAAGTCCACCTTGTGATGCAGTGCGCATTGCGTCAGCACCAAATACAACACCTAGCGCAGTCATGTGCGCAGATTGGAATACAGAGATTCCAGCAACCTTAGTAACAAAACCGTTACGTAGTGCTTCTGTCTGGTAATCACCACCAGCGAATGCAGCACCACCGATTGCCTTCATAAGAAGAGCAGCGTAAGCAGGAGAAACGATAGCCATTAATGGACCCATTTCACCAGCCTGACGGATAGTTGCAGCAGCATCCCACAATGGGTTGATAGTTGCGTCTGTTGCTTGTGTAACTGTAGCAGTTAACAATTCAGTTACAACTGCTTCGTCAAACTTTTGTGCAACAGCGTTGCCCAATACACGACCTAGTTCAGTTGGGTTTACACCACCAAGATCACGAAGAGTGTCGCGTGCAGCGAACAAATCCAAAGTGATTGTGTTAGCAGTTGCTAATACTTTAGTAGAAGTAATGTCATCTACAGCGTGTGCTGCTTGAGTCAATACTTGTGCAGAAGTCTTTGCGAATACTGGAACCTGTGCAGAAAAAGATCCTGCTGGAACTACGATGTTTGGAATGATAAAACCATTCATGAATAAACTGTTTTCCTGGGCTGCGTATACTGCCGCTGCTTTGGTTGGCACCATTAATGCCGATAAATCATATGCTGTGTTAAAAGCCATTTTAATATTTCCTATTAATTATTTTAAACCTTACCTTCTTGTTTCCATTTGCGATAAATGTCACGATGTTCGGGTCGGTTCATATCCAAATCAGCAAGTGTAACATTATTGTTATCTTTTACAGTGGTGTTGCTCGTTGAGTCTGTTCCACTGGGTCCTGCTGCTTTGAAGTAAGTGTTTGTGTCCAGGAAGTCGGAGACTAACTGAGAAACTGTCATTGGTTCAGAGTCATCATTGTAGCGAACATTGTCACCATCCATAATAACTACCTTACCGTCTGAACCCAATCTAACCTGTTCGCGAAGTAACTTCGCAGTTTGTTCAGGTGCAATTGACTTCAATTGTGACGCTGCATCTATTAAAGCACCATCAATCTTAATACGCTCTAATTCACCGCGCAGTGAATTAATTTCTGTATCAGACTTAGTTTTGTGCTTCTTCATCAATTGATCAAAATCTTGCCTTTTGATTAGATTCTCATCTTCAACTTGTGATTGTAGATTCTTTAAGTCTCTAAACTCATTAGGGTCAATTCCATCATATGATGATTTAACTTTTGCAACTCGTTTAGCAATTATTTCATTCATTTGTTCTTGAGTGAAAGTTTTCGCTTCTTCCTGGATAATAATTTCCTGTGATTCAACTCCAGTAGTTGATTCATCTGTAGGTGTTCCTATGTTTTCTGTCATATCAGTTTTAATCCTTTTATTAGGGGCGATAAAAGCAGCCTTATGCTGCATTACATCTATTTAGTCTTCAAATAATTTTCCAATCTTTTCTACGATCATCGCTCTAAAGACTGGGTCATCATTCAATTCTAATGCTGCTTTGAAGTGCATAAGATCATTGCTCATGTCACGCATATCAAACTTGTTGTTATATGAGATAACAAAGTCTGCTGGCTTATCAATGTTCTGCCAATCAAACCATATATCCCACAATTTAATCTCTGTCTCTTGCACTGTGTCTGCAATGTCTTTCAACTTAGCAAACAATAACTCGCGTTCTACTTGCAAAGATATACCACTTGTAGGCGCTACCTTTGAAGATGTAACCGATGCAGTGTGACTCATGCGACTAATCGCATCTACAGTAAGTTCTATTGTAGATATAATACCATCAATACCAGCAGCAGTTGGTTGTAGCAAGTATGGGTTCAATCCTGGCTCAGACTGTTCATCTAAGTTTATAATTGCACCAGCACCACTATTTGCTTGTGTATGTGTAGTCTTCACTAGTGTAGGATGACTTGAGATACGTATTGATTGCTCTAATTCAGACAACAAGTTATAGATATAACGCTGTGAGTCTGCAATGTCTGCAACAACACTGATACCAATGCCTTTTACTCTTGACTTCAATGGTGAATGGTTAACAAATGGAATGTAACCTAAAGGATTGTCATAAACCTCTTCGCCTACAATACTATCTGCTTCACCTGTGTCAGTTTTAGTGATAATACGCTTGATTACTGTGTCTTTATACCAATGGGTAACGGACATACGCTCTTTTGACTCTGATTCAACTACAGCAATGTGTGACAATGTCATCTTACCATTAATGCTGCGAGTATATTCCCAGTTCAATACGTTCTGTGGTGTGTATGTGCAAGCGTAACCACGAATACCCAATGCTTCTTCTTCTGCTTGAGTATTAACCTTGTAACTAGGCTTATCTACCAATATCCAGACATTACCTAGCACCATTGCTAAGTCATTCATTGTCTTCATGAAAGAGGTCATATCTTGACCTTCTTGATCGGTATCTTTTAACCATTGAATTACAAGTGGGTTGTTTTCCAAAGCACCAACTTCACGCTGTGGTTCATTCTTAAAGATGAATGAACGATAGATGTCAATAACAGTTGCTACATGGTTGTCTAGTGGTGTTGCTGCAAGTCTGTTCTGATATGCATGTGGTATTTCGTTTTCGCCAATGTATTGTGTTAAGTATTCGCCTTTACGATACTGTTCACCACCAACATAACTACGAAACAAATAGTCTGCTTGTTTTGCATTCTCTTCATAAGAGGGATGCTTTTTTAATATAGATTCTAATGTCATTAGTCTTTCCTAGTTTATTATATGCTATTTAGCATTTTCTAAAAGTGTCCGAATCGCTTGGTTGGGGTGTTACCAAAAGGACTGTCTATTGATGTTGCAGGCTTTGTAACAGGATAGAGATATTCTACACCATAACCTAAAGCATCATTCATGTGGTCATAACCACTATCTTTGTCAGGCAATTGCGTGCCTTCTTTGTATTGTTGTTTTGTCAAGCACTCAATAAGAAACTTGCATTTAGGATCAATAAACAACTTACGATTGCCCGCTGCGTCTTGCAACAGTCTATTAACAGCATTTATTCTGTCTTTCACTGCAGGATGTTTACGCTTTACTTTAACGTTGAATCCATACTGCATTAGTATAGTATGATCTGTTCTACCACCAGCACTAGTCTTACGAGCCGCTCCTGCGGGATCTGGGAACGCTGTGACGGATCTATTACCATACCTGTTGATAACTTCTTGCGCTAGTTCATCTGTGTTAGAGTTAATCAACTTCAATTCATCTATCACATGCAAACCATCTTTAGTCTGCACTACGATACAACCCGCCATTGGGTCTACGTTCATATCGTTGAATAACATAATTCTGTTTGGAACATCACCAATGAATGGTTTAACACTATCTGCTACATTGAATGGATAATAGATTCTATTGCCCGCTGTCTCAAATGATGCCTCATATTCTTGCTTGAATGTTTTAAGATCAAGGTCTTGTTTAGCATCTTCAACTTCTTCTGCTGTAACATTACCACCTTCTATTGTAGTA